ACTTCAAAAAAGTTGAGGGTTAATTTGAATTCAAATGATACAACTTACAAGGTAGTACCCATGAGCAAAGAAGATAGTGTATTGGCTAATAAATTATTTAATTAAGCTTTCATAATAAGCTCCGAACTTCTCTTTTAAAAGTTTATCCAAAAGCTTATCATCTGCCAGTAAAGCTTGTGCAAACGAAGAAACAGCATAATTAGTATATTCTTCATTAGATAACTTTTTAAATTTACGGTGATACATAAAGCCTATTACACAAGCACTACCATACTGGTTATAGTAATAAACTGGCAACTTGCTACCTGATAATGTGTAAAATGTATTTACTTGTCTAATGGTATCAGCCTTAACATAGCTATTACTGCTATCTCTTTTTACAGCTGATCTAACAGGGTAAACCTTTGGGATGGGTATCTTTAATATCTTATTCCTAAGCATTATTTCAGGGCCAGTTAGCAGAGCAAATGGCTTAACCACTACAGGAACATAAAGAGGTATCTGTACAAGGTCACCAAAATAGATAGATGTAGTATCTCTATTTTCATAAGTGTTCACTAATATTGGAGCTATACGGTAGTCATAGATGGGAATCTGTGCATTAGCATTTACTATCTGATTCTCTAGCTCTCTTTGATAGAATCTATATTCATCAACAAACTGATAGTATTGGGTGAAGCTTATATCCTTATAACCTGGCTTTGGCTTTTTAAATCCATCCTCTTTAATAGTTTTAAGTTCTGTCCTGATAATATTAAACATTCTCTTGGCAGATACGAGCTGCTCAAATATATCTTTTTTCTGTTTTACATCTTCTAACTCAATAGAATTGATAAGAGTGTATTCATGATTGCTGTCATAAAATTGTACTACTTTTATAGCATTATTGTAAAGTACAAGGCTATCATCTACAGTAGGACATTCAACATTACTGTCATAAATATCTTTACATTGTGCAGACACATAAACGCTGAAATGCAATAGCATAAAGGTTATTAAGGTTTTCATAGGTAATACAAAGGTACTCATTTAAAAAGATAGTTATTTTTTGATAGTAGTAAATAATTTATTAATTTTATATTGAATAATCATAAAAAATCAAAAATGAGCAGTAAAGGAGGAGCTAGAATAGGAGCTGGAAGAAAAACAAGGGCAGAAGAATTTGGTATTACTACCTTAGCAATACAATCTATCACTGAACATTACGGATCGTTATTAGATGGCTTTAAAGCATTATTAGCTACTAAGGATGCCATCTTAGTTAGGTTTGTGTTTGAGCATGCAGTTGGCAAGCCAAGAGAGAAACTAGATATAGATATGAATGCTGATGTAGAATTTGTGGAGATAATACAACTACCAGATAATGGCCGTGATGAAATAATAAATAACTCATCCAATAATTGATATCTCAAAAAAAGTATATTAAGCCACAGGAAGGCTATCAGCTAATTGCATTAAGCAGTAAGGCAGATATAGTAATAGGTGGAGCAGCTGCGTTTGTAGGGAAGACATTTGCTTTACTTCTTGATCCATTAAGACATGTAAATAACCCTGGCTTTGGTGGTGTGATATTTAGGAGGACATCTGTACAGATTAGAAATGAGGGAGGGTTATGGGATACAAGCACAAAGATCTATCCTAAGTTAAAAGCAATACCAAGAGAGTCAGGGTTAGACTGGGTGTTCCCATCAGGAGCAAAGATATCATTTAAGCATTTAGAGTATGAGAAGAATAAGTATGACTGGCAAGGCTCACAGATTACATTCTTAGGCTTTGATGAGCTTACTCACTTTACTGAGTCTATGTTCTTCTACCTGCTATCTAGGAATAGAAGTGACTGCAATATCAAACCGTATGTAAGGGCCACATGTAATCCTGATCCTGAGAGTTGGGTGTATAAGATGATTAGCTGGTGGATAGATTCTGAGACAGGCTTTCCAATTATAGAAAGGCGTGGACAGCTGCGGTACTTTATTAAGTATGGCAATAGTTACATTTGGGGAGACAGTTATCAAGATGTATATGACCAGGCTAAGTACATAATAGATCCAATGATGCAGGAGAGTGGATTAAGGATGCAAGACTTTATCAAGTCTATTACTTTTGTTAGTGGTTCTATTTATGATAATAAGAAAGGGTTAGAGTATGATCCAAGTTATCCTGGTAATCTGTTAAGTCAGGATGAAGATACGAGGAGACAGTTATTGGAGGGAAGATGGAAGGTAAGTAATTCACCTAATGACATCTATGACTATGATAGCTTTGTTGGACTATTTGATAACATCAGACAGATAGATAAGGTAGGAAGATACATCACAGCAGATATAGCTATGAAGGGAAGTAATAAGTTAGTGGTTGGATATTGGGAGGGTATGGAGCTAATGGATATAGCCATGATGGATAAGAGTGATGGAAAGCAGGTTATAGATTTAATAAGTAAGATGGCTAATAAGTATTCAGTAGAAAATCGTTATATTTGTTATGACAGTGATGGCGTTGGTTCTTACATAGATGGATTTATCAGAGGAGCTGTACCGTTCAATGGTGGTGCTAGTGCAATAGCTGTAAAGGATGAGACAAGTGGCAGGTTAATAAAGGAGAACTATTTAAACTTAAAGACACAGTGTTTTTATCGTTCAGGGGATAGGGTTAGTAGAGGACAGATGAAGATAAACAAGCAGGTATATGAGCAGATGTATAACCAACAGATGACAGTGAGGCAAAGATTTGTGTATGAGAGAAAGGCAGTAAAGAGGGATAAGTCTGACTATGATGGGAAGTTAAGGATTATAGGCAAGGATGAGATGAAGATTAAGTTAAACGGTGATAGTCCAGACTTACTGGATATGTTTATGATGCGTGAAATATTTGAGTTAAAACCTAAATTAGTATTTGCTTATGGGAATGATTGATAAACTCTTTGGACAGACAAAGAGAGTAGAACAACTACAGAAACAAATCAAGCAATTGCAGCTGACAAATCTACCTATTTTTATAAGTGCGTCAACATCTATCTATCCTACATGGCTGGATATAGAGAACGTAAATACATACACTACAGTAGATGATGTGTATTCTATCATCTCATACTTATCACAGACAGCTGCCAGGATTCCAATGTATGGCTATGAGATAGTAGATAATACGGTATTAAAGTCAATGAATAAGTATTCTAAGACATCATTACTAGGCAAGCATTACATGAGCAAAGCATTGCAGGATCTACCTGAAACAGATAGGTTTGTTGAGTTTATAGAAAGTATAAGCTATGAGGATTTAGTGATGTATTATACTATTTTGTATGTTACAGGTGAGTTATTCTTATACAAGGAAGTAGTTGAGTTAGGGCCTAATGCTGGTAAGGTTATACTGCATCCAATGAAAGGGCAGAATGTGGTAGTAATTATTAATGATTACTTTCCACAAAGGGTTATAGGCTATGAGTATTTTGACTCTGGCTTCAGAGGTAAGTTAACTACTGATGATGTGATACATGTTAAGTATTATAATCCAAATATCAGCAATGGTCAGCAGTGGAGGGGATTGAGTCCATTGCAGGTATTGACTAAGAGAATTACTAGATTAAACGCAAGTATGGATGCTTCAGTGGCTCAGATGCAGAATGGAGGAGTACCTGGTATAGTGTATGAAAAGAGTGATTTCGCAATAGAGACACTAGGGCAGAGAAAGAATGATTTTAGTAACTACTTACGTAATTCCTCCAACAAGGGGGCTCCATACTTTGCAGCTGGGGAGATGGGGTATTTGCCATTGGGTTTAAGCTTAGCGGATTTAGATGTAAGTAATTTAGCAGGTGTAGACTTTACTAAGATATGTAATGCTTATAAGTTCCCAGAGATACTATTAAATAATCAAGACAGCAGCACATTTAATAATGTTGCATCAGCGGAGAAGTTACTATACACTAACTCTATTTTACCTAATATACATCTGTTAAAGGATGCTTTGGTTAAGGGCATACTGCCATTGTATAATGATGGTTTAAATAGAACTATAGAGATAGACTTATCAGGCATACCAGCATTACAGGAAGATATGAAGATGCAGGCTGATGCTTTAATATCTATGTGGTGGGTTACTCCTAATGAGAAAAGGGATATGATGGGCTTTGAGCAGTTGGGTGATCCTACTATGGATCAGATAATAATAGACTCAGGTAAGCAATTGTTAACAGACTTAGCAGCTGTTGCTGATGTCACAATGCAAGTGTTATGATGTGG